TCAGACTCGTGTTCTCTCAGTGCCGGACGTAAGAACGGTTGCGCCGGCGTCCCGGGATGTTCGACGCGCATCGCGAACACTGGCTCGCCGTCCTCGCCCGGGAATCGTAATGCCTCGGCATCGTCTGGAGTGATAACATGCGGCGATGTTCCAAATTCAACATCATCTGCATACTCGACATTTGATCCGACGATGTAACGCCCGGTTGAAACCTGCTCGAATCGGATTGACGCCCGGAGTGTCCCCGTATCGACTGGTGCATTTTCTTTTGCGGATCCTTCGACTTGCGCGGCTGTTACCTCGACGCCAGCGTCTATCGCGTCTGTGATATCGTCTTGTAACGCTTCAAGCTCGTCAGCAAACTCCTCAAATTCATCGCCGTTACTAATTGAGAACATCGGTATCGTGTTCGTATCGTGATTGAGATTATGACTGCGACCGCTGATATATCCGTATCGTGTATCCCCGATTCCGGATTTCGGATTCCGGACGTCACTTGGAGGATCGCTTTCGTGTCGTTCCGTTCGAGATAATCAGGTCAGTCGAATCATCGGACGTGTCTGCCTCAGATGTCTCAATCGACTTTAGGTGACTCTTATACTGTGTTTTCAACTCGCGGGCAAATTCCATTGTATCACTGCCCGCTCCGCCCTGCAGTTGCCCGGAATTAATATCTTCGGGATGTTCGGGACCGACAAACAGTCGATACGAGGCGTATGCACCTGCGGCTTCGCGGTGCAACGGCGTCACTTCTCTGTCGCCGAGTCTAACGCCGTCGTTAACGTCTGCTTCGAGTTTGGTTTCAGCGATTGCCGCGGCTGCGAGTTTTTCACCATCTGGAAACAGATCCGGACCCATGATCGGCAAGTCATTGAGGGACTCGATGTACCGTAACTCCGACGCAGAAGTGTAAGACATTTATCACTCAGCCACGGATTCTGACGGCAGCCTCAGGTTGTGTGCTGACCCAGTCTCCGCGCCAGAATATCTGCAACTTGACGCTCTTGGAATCGAAGTCATCGTCTTGGTCAGTCTGGATTGGACTCCATTCTCCCTCATATCCGAAGTACTCTGTATCCACCAGAATCGCGTCATTATCAGTCAGGAGGTTGTTATTGGAGAACGCAATATCGACGCCCGCATAATTCGTTACGATTCCGTTTCCGGTAATCGTCTCATCTCCTAATTCCGTTCCTCTATCTGACAAGTCTCTGATGACTCCGTTTTTGGCTGCTGTTCCCACGAACAACATATCGCCTTCATACCCGCCTTCGCGGGCTTCAAGCACTTCCATACCCTGAATGACATCTTCAAATGTCATATCGTCGCCATTATCGGATCCTGCTGGTAATGGCTCGTCATCAAGCGGCGCGGCTGTCCGCGCGGCTTCATCTAAGACGTCAAATGCTTCTTTATCGAGTTTTTCAGCCATCTTCTGGCTGTGTCGGTCGATATGATCCTCGAGCAGTGCAAATGAGTTGTCGGAGATCTCCTGTTCCGTAATTCGGGATCCCGATGCGTATTCTTCTCGCTCGAGTGTTACTTCTCGATACTCCTCGCGACCGTAATCGAAGTCGCTTCCGGGTTCTCGGTTAAACGGTTCTCCGAGTTTGTCCTCTGGAACAGGGATATTAAACGTCGCTCCTGTTCGCTCTGGAATCGGGACGTTTCGGAATGCATCCCGAAAGACCGTATTTTCTTGACTTAATTGCTCTGCGACACGTCGGACGGACTCCTCGCTAACAATTTGCGTTAATTCAGTTGCCATTGAATTGATCTGCGAAAATTAAACCGTGATCGTATTCGTATTCGTACTCGTATTCATACTCGCACGTAAGACCGCAGTGCGATTCTGAATATTGCTAAAATGCCAATACAGTTCGTCGGTTGCAGTTGCGGTTACAGTATTCAGCCCCGGACGTCGATTATACATCGACGTGGGCAGCGCCGTCTGGAATCTCATCCTGCTGACCCTGTCCTTCAGGGTGTTTCGAGACGATGCCTTTGACGGAATCGCCCGTGCCAAGCGTCGCTGGCGTTGTCGCTGTGGTCACCGTCAGTTCAACCGCCGGCGAAGTACCCGATGCGACGTTCGCGACGACCGGCCCCTGTGTGATGACAGGAACGGAATCACCAGTCTGATAGCCGTCAGTGACATGATCGTCTCCGGCGATACCGTATACGACGTCGGCATCTGTTGCCCGTACAATCTCATCAGAACTATTTATCGTCACGGCGTCGCCCTCAGAGATTGCGCCTCCTGCGATTCGTGTCTCTTCGTCGGTCTGACCGGGATGTATTGACTGTCCTAAATTCAGCGACATGATTATTCACCTCGAATATCTGCAAGTTCTGCTTTAATCTCTTCTCGTCGGGCTTTGACGAGTCGGGAGTCACGCCCTTCGAGGTCAGAGAGTTGCGATTCAAGTTCCTCAATCCGCTGCTGTGCGCCAGCAGAGAGGTTTTCGGATTCACCACCGGCACCGTCACCACCACGGACTGACGGTTTAGGATCCGTATCGGTATCGCCATCCGTATCCGAGTCGACGGTATCTGTCACAGACACCGACTCCTGTTCTTCATACATCTCGGCGAGTTCCGAGACTTCGAACTTCTGCAACATCGTCTCTGTGTCAACGACGGAGTCCTTCTGCGCCAGCGACTCCGCGTACTCGCGGGCAACCTGATCCCGTTCGTGTTCAAGTTCAGAGACTCGTTGCTCGAGCGATGCAATTCGGTCGCGTTTATCAGATAATTCTGCTTTTAGTTGCTCAGTTGTTTTCGACATAGATTCGCTTTCCTCATCGTCTCCGTATCCGTGTCCACTTTGCATACTATAACTGCAGCCGTCTCGCTCGGCGGCGGCAACGAGTACTCCTAAGTCAGCATCGAGAATCTCTGCCATCGCCTCAATCGAGTCCATCGACGGACAGCCGACGTCACCACGGGCAATCGCACGCATATGGCTCTTGCTGTGCCCGCAGTGTTTCGACATCTCCTCCATCATCTCGCTTTTATTTTTATGGTCACCATGCGCCATCATTTTCTCCATCTCGCCCCGCATCATATTGGCGAGACAGTTTCCGAGCCGTGCGTTTTCGTTTCCGCCTGTCATTATTGTGTTCTCATCGGTATTCTGATCTGCATTTCCGTTTTGATTACTGCTTGTAACCTCTGTACTCGTTTCATTCGTATCCATATCAGCACGAGACACCTGATCCTCGCCTCTCGGGTCATCGGTCGGTATCGAACCACCACGACTGCCACGACCGCCACGACCGCCACGACCGCCACGACCGCCACGACCGGCACGCGCATACAGACGAGCGTCGCTTAGTTCGAGGCGGTGTGTTAACATCGCTAATTCCGCTGAATCAGCTGCATACGGCGTCCCGACGTCATCTCGCTCATCATACGCATCCTGTGGCAGTGGATTTGCCTCAGAGTCCGGTCGTCCAAATATCAATCCGAGATTCAACATCAATCGCTCCGCCGAGTCTCGAGGCATCCCGAGATCGCCCTGACCGCGGAGATTCCACGCCGCATCGAGATTATCACGGCGAAGATATCCTTCGCCATCAACGAGTGGATATGAGGAATCCGACTTTGTGTCAGACGCATTGAAATAATGACCATCAAAACCTTCATTTGGTATCTCAGATTCATTCAATTCACCTTCTCGCGTCCCGCGGAAGTCAATCGGACCAACTGATTTATACTCGTTTAGTCTCGCAACCGGCGCATACCCGGCTAATCCTGCGTCCATCCCACCGACAACGGCGACGAAGTCCTCATGGCTTGCCCCCGGCATATACCACTCTTCGCCTTCAAATTCATGCGGGTGCGTTCCCGACAGACCCATCGCGTTTGCGGCATCAGCGGCGATTGACTGCTCAGGATACAGTAACTGCACCTGCTCGCTCGGCATCGGGATCCGTATGTCTGAACCTGCACCTGCACCTGTACTCCCGTCACCGTCACCGTCACCGTGTTCCGCTAACTCATCGCGTTCGCGAAGTGTCTCAATAAGGTTCTGATGCGTTTTCCCGGGCATGAAAACAGTCTCGCCATCCTCATCGACTGTATGAATTATCTCATTT